CTGACCTTGCCATCTGCAAAACGCTTTCTCTGACCCCAGGTGACGTTCTCGGAGATGCTTCGGCTCTCTTCCTGGGCAAGGCTGGACATGATGGTTATCAGCAGTTCGCCCTTGCTGTCAAAGGTGTAGATGTTCTCCTTTTCAAAGAACACCTCCACATGATGCTCTTTCAGCTTTCGGACGGTAACCAGGCTGTCTACCGTATTTCTTGCAAATCGGCTGACCGACTTTGTAACGATAAGGTCGATTTTGCCTGCAAGGGCATCAGCCACCATTTCGTTGAAGCCCTCGCGGCGTTTCGTGTTCGTGCCGGAAATACCCTCATCGGTATAGACCTTCACAAACTCCCAATCGTCTCGCTTGTTGATGTACTGCGTGTAGTAGTCGATCTGGGCTTCGTAGCTGGTGAACTGCTCATCACTGTCCGTGGAAACACGGGCGTAGGCCGCAACCCGTCGTTTGCCAATAGACGCCGTGGGCAGCGCCGTGAACTTGTCCCTCGTGGCTGGGATTACTGTGACTGCTCTTGCCATTCTGCTTGTCTCCTCTCTTTCAGTCTCTGACTTGCCTTTTCTCTCATTTCTCCCGTCCAGGATTCCGCCCTAGACCGGTCAGCCCAAACGCGGGTGACCACGCTTCCGTCCGCAAGGTGAAAATGGAGCGTATTACCGTCATCGGCTATGATTTTCTGAATATCCGTTGGGTCGCTGACCACCTCGGCCACCAAAGCATCCAAGGTAGATTCCGGGATCTGCTTCGAGGCACAGTACTTTTTACCCCTGGTATTATAGGTGCCACAGATCCAAACGACCTGTGTGGTTGTGGTCTTTCGGCGGAAGTTCTTCCCACACTTAGCACATTGGATAAGACCTGTGTAGAAGAAGGTAGCCTTGGCCGGCGGTGTGGCTTTCCGCTTGTTTGCTCGGCGCTCGATCTCGTCCTGTACCGCCTGCCACTCTTCCATCGGAATGATGGCTTCGTGGGTTTCCTCGGCATGGTAGCGTGGACGCTGCCCGGTGTTCACGATCATGTGCTTGGTCATGTAGTCCTCGCAGAATGTTTTCTGCAGGAGCAAATTGCCCGTATAACAGTAGTTGCGCAGGATCTTTGACACGGTCGTAAAGTGCCAAACCTCACTTTCCCGTGCCGTGGGCACACCATCTGCCGTCAGCCCTTCAGCAATGCGGTTCGTCCCCCAGCCCCCCAGGTACTCCCTGTAAATGCGGCGGACAACCTCGGCCTCTTCCGGTATGATGTGGTACTGGCCATCTCGCAAGCGGTAGCCAAGCATCCTGCCATTCCAAGGAACACCTTCCTCGAAGTTCTTCTTGATACGCCACTTTTGATTTTCACTGGCGGATCGGCTTTCCTCCTGGGCATAGGATGCCAGAATGGTCAGCATCAACTCTCCGTCGGCACTCATCGTGTGGATGTTCTGCTCTTCAAAATAGACATCCACCCCCACCTCTTTCAGCATACGGACTGCCCCAAGGAGCACCACGGTATTTCGTGCAAAGCGAGATATGGATTTCGTCAGTATCATATCGATTTGCCCATTACGGCAATCTTCCAGCATCTGCTGAAACCCAGGGCGACCCACCTTTGTGCCGGTGATTGCTTCATCAGAATACACACCAGCAAACTCCCAACCGTTCTCCTTTGGGATCAGGTCATTGTAGTAGCTGACCTGGGCGGACAGCGAGTGGAGCATCGCGTCCTTACCGCTGGAAACTCGGGCATACGCCGCGACCCGCTTTTTGTGCTGCAACTTAGGGATTTGAGCGACTTTCGCAACTTTTTTTGGCATTATCCCACCTCCTTCACAGGTCGCATATTACCTCTGAATCCCCCTATTATCCAGTCATTTTCGCGATATAAGCTGTCAATATTGATACCAAATATCTCGCACATTTTTGTCTCTATTATGCCGTACTCCCCCACGGTGATCAGCCCTTTGGAGAGCATCTGCCGAGCCTGCGCCATGGCAGATTTGTAGCCAAGCAGAGCCTGGAAGTTCTTATTGTCCATCACGCGCACCTCTTTCACGATAACACTCCTGGGAGCAAAATTTGCGGTTTGCCCCGTTGTAGTCTGCAAACACTTTTCCGCACGTCGGGCAGGTGTGTGGAACGATCTTTGTGCTGACACGCTCCCGGCGGTTCTTGTTCCACCAAGTTTGTTTGCACTGATCGGAGCAGAACAGACGGGGCTTGACCTTCGGAGTGTTACTGAGTTCAACCCCACAGTTCTTACAGCAAGGCTTAGTTTGGTAAACTTCAGTCGGCCCGCCGTTTCTCCGGCAGAAGGTTTTTATTGTGCCAACCGGAATGCCCAGGGCTTCAGATATGGCGGCATAAGAAGCCTTCTGCTCACGCATGGTTTCGATTTTTTCCTTTTGTAAATCCGTCATAGCGGTATCCTCCATTCCGAGGAAAGGTCTCCTCAATGAGCCACTGCGGAAAAGGAGGCTGTTTTGGCGGAAAAAAGCAAAAAAATTTGGCCCACCAAGGAAATTTTCCTCGATGGGCCGTAGCTCAATTTGTATGGAACTTGTCATGGTAGTGTTTGAGCATCACGCAGAACTGCTCCCTAGTAAGAGGCGACCGCAGCATGAGGTTGCCGGACGTGTCACCCGCCATCAACCCTTCTGCAACCACCCACTCCACCGCTTCCTTCGACCAGGCCGCAGGGGTGTTGTCTTGCTTTGCTTTGTCCATCTCTGCCTTCACCGCCTTTCGGAACGTGTCCATCGTGTACCCCAGCCCCAGCTGTTTCCACAGATGCTCTGGATCTCCGTGGTTGGAGGCGATTCCCCTCGCACGACCTTCCTTGTGGGACACGATAACCCCATCCGCCAGGGGGTCAAGATTATACTCCTCACACAGCATCGCAAAGAGTTCTACTGCGGCCTTATAGGTGCGTTCCGCCGCAGCGGTCGCTTTGCTTTGGTCGGTGCAACCAAAGGTCGCTCCGCTCGTGTACTTAATGCAGGACGGCTCACACATCTCGATGCCAATATGCGTGTCGTTTCCTTTGCCACCGCAGTGCCAACCTCTGTGATCCCACGGAAGGGTCTGGTAGATCGTCCCGTCATTGGCATCAATGAACCCGTGGACGCAGGCGCTCTTATAGGTGGCCTTGTTCCAGTTCTTGATAAAGACAGAAGCACTCGGCTGGGGGCAACCAACCGAGTGCAACATAAGTCCCTTTACCTTTATTTTCCGTCCAGCCGTATAGCACGGATTCTGGGTCATGATGGATTTAACCAGCTTCATTTCACATTCTCCTTGGATCGGTCATGGAGCTGCTTAAGTACCGCCTTCACGGGCTCCGGCACGGGCAAGCCCAAGCAGCTCGCATTCTCCAGGAGGGACACCCCCTCGTTGGAGATGTAAAAGAAAATAACGGCAGTCCGCAGAACGGAGCCGTTACCGATCACCTGGGCATCCAGGATATGTGCGATGCCGACCATCACGAAGATGAGCACCTTGCGGAAGATACCCTTAAAGCCAATAGAGCTAGAAAGCTTGAACCGCTGATCACTGTTATCAATGCGGAACACCACCTCGCTGGTCGGCAGAGAGTCCGCCACGGGATCAACTGCATATTCCAAGGTAGCGTTCACAATGCTGTCGGTTTTGAAAGTCTCGATGATGCCAAAGAGCACCTCTGCAACACACACACGCGAGTAAGGTCTGGATGTTTCCAAAAAGGTAAACCGCACCCGCCGATACTCCGGACTGAGCAGTCCAACCGCAAAATTAGCCGAATGGTTCTCCGACTCCACTTGGCTGATGATCTCACCATCAGCATCAAAGGTTTGGGTCAAAATCCTGGTAGGATGCTGACCCGTAACTTCCTCAAACCGCAGCGTAAAACCAATGCTAGAGTGTTCCTCCTCAAAGCCGAACTCCAAGTATGGGTTAGTCGCAAAAGTACAGTCTGCCTTGGACATGTAACTGCCGATCCACCCAGTCTGCAGGGTGCTATGCGAAGTCGGCAGAGGGACGAACGTTCTGTTCAATCCCCATCGGTTGTGCTCCAGGTAAATGTACGCATCCGTGTGGCT